AATAATTAGTGTTAGTTATTTTAGTAGCACTGATGCCTCCACACACAATAGGCATTGATGTATTCAGTATGCTTCCAGCATATTGTCCATTATTACCGCACCCAGAAGAGTCATAGGCTACAGTTCCAGACGATTCGTCTAGTTTCCAGAATCCAACTGGAGAATCTTTTAAAACCGCACTGTAGTATGACATTTTTTAGTCATACCATCCAGTGAGTTGTATACATAACCTTACGACCTTTAGTTACTGGCAAAGATTCATGAAGGTATGGGTGAGTCGAAGGAAAGAAAACTAGGCTCCCAGCTTTTGGCTTAATTTTAACATCCTGGTTTTTAAAATATATTTCTCCGCCTTCGTAATCATCATTTAAATAACACACTAAAGAATATCTTAAATTTTGTCCTGTTCCAGTAGGATCTTCTGCATCGCAATGTGGACCCATTCCTTTACCAGTAGTATATTTTGCTACCTTTATATAATCAAGGCCTAGCTTGTCATTTTCAAGGCTGTAGCCTCTTGCATTTACTATCTCTTCAATACTGCCGCCGTCAACTTTTTGAACATTGTTTATTCTTCCAGAATCATATCTTTGTATCTCAGCAAACTTTTTAGCACACATCTCTGGAGCCATCATTAAACTATTTACAACATACAATATTTGTTTATTTAATAAATCATTTCCAGTATCTATATTTCTTCTTGATGTATCTATAAATTTTTGGTCTCCATAACTAAACTCGGAATCATTGCTAGCTCCCCAGCTATGCCATTTAGGAATTGAATTGTAAGATCTTGGATCCTGGTCTAGCTTTTCCATCAAAGAAAGTAAAGTTTCTGGATAGCTTATCACATTTTCAAAATATATAATCCCTTTATAATTAAATTGTATATCGAACATTGTATACATAGCTCTAGGTTCTATATTTTTAATTTCCATCAATTTCTCCAATTTCTGCCAAAACTGCGTCGTATTCTTGACCAGCTGGAGTTCGTCTTTTACCCTGTGTACGAATCTCTTCCCACTCTTTTTGTTCTACTTTTTGTTTTTCTCGTGTGTCTGCAATTTCAGACTTCCATTTTTCTTTTTTATCTTCATCATAAGCTTCCTCTGGACGATCATCCCAAAAAGAACCTACTGTATACCTATCTGATTTTGTTACAATTTTAACTTCATGCATGTTTTCATGTCCGCCATCAAATATAGCGTACATACCAGTCTTTGGCTTTATTGTTAAATCAAAATTTTTAAAATTTAATTCTCCGCCGCCAAAATCGTCGTTTAAATATAAGAATCCAGCATATCTGCTTCTTTCAAATGCACTTGGTTCTCCGTCGTAACTATTATCTGAATGGAATCCAGCGTAAGCTCCTGGTATCCATTTTTGGGAATGAAAACTAATCTTGTAGGCTTCGCCTCCAATAATTTCACTTGCGGCCCATTTAAATTTTTCTTCTAAATCTTCAAAAAAATTATTTGGCAAGCCCGCTTCTGAATACCATCTAGCTAATTTTTCTTTATCATCAGTAAGCTGATGCGGCATATTATATGCATAAGATTCATAAAAAGATATTGGGTGCCATTCAAAATCTCCTGTCTTAATTAAATTATTAAACATTTTAATAATTCCAGCACATTCTTCTTCAGATATAAAATTTTCATAAACCCATACTGGATTTGGGTTTTCTTTATATTTTATTAAATTCATTTATACATATCTCCTGAAGGGACATTATCCACTACATCATCATAAGAAATAATTTTTCCATCTTTGATATAAAGCATGTTACGTGGATCTTCATAAGATATTCTCTCTAATTCTTTTTGAGACCACTTATATGCTCCAAATCTTTTCTGATTACTTAGCCATTCCGTTGATCCGTCGTAATCAAACATAACGAAGTTTCTTATAAAAAATTTATTGCCGTCGGGAATTGTTTTTACTCCATGATAATAAGGTTCTCCAGATGGAAATACCATTAAGTCTCCTGCCCTTGGTTTATGGTTTACAAACTTACCATCAACGTAAAACTCTATGTCTCCTCCATTATAATTATCATTTATATAAAAGGTACATGTTGTGTGAAACTTTTCTCCAGGCATATCTTTTTGAGAAATTATAAAATCTGTATGATATTGCATAGTCATGTTATTTTTTAAGGTATCTATTTTATTAAAATATTTACACCAGGATTGACCACTATATCTAGCGCCCTGTGGTATTTCAATATTAGTATGTTTAAAATAATGAGAAATTGCTTTGTCGTAACACAAGGCAATTTCATCAAATAAATTTTTTTCTAAATGAAACATTTCTTCTTTTTTAGATGGCCATTCCTGTGGCTGTTTAGCTTGAGTATAAGTTCCATACTGAGCCCATTGAGTCCAATCTTGAAAGAAATGATTTCCTCTACTTTCTGATTCAGATTTCATCATTATCTCATAGGCAAGTTCTGGGTTGCTTAACATATTTCTATAAAGAATAACACCAGGGAGCAGTTCTTCCCATTCTAAATTTTCTATATCATCAGTTATATTTAAATTATGCATTTTTATTTTCTACCTTGTCTCCAAAATATTTGTTCCAGGATGGGGATTTAAATTGATTTGAATAATCTTTTGGCGGTTGTTTTTCTCCTGTGTGTTCTAAAATTGTCCAAAAAAATGGAGAAGTAAATCTGTTTCCAGATTTTACAGGACGTACCCCGTGTGCGTAATGCTTGTCTCCTGGGAAAAAATATGCGGCACCTGCTTTTGGCTTAAACTCAATGCCTTGTCTTGGGAAATAAAGTTCTCCACCTTCGTAATCGTCGTTAAAATAAAACAATCCAGCGATATCGTACCACGGGAAATCGTTTGGCCTTCCCTCTTCTAAACCAGTATGAAATTCTTTATCGGCATGAGGTTCTTGCCTTGCGCCAATCGGCCATCTTACAATAGCTGGCCCAGTAGCCTGAACATTAACATTAAAAAATTTATCTACTTCAATCTTTAATCTATTAATCATGTCCCACAAAAGTTCGATAATTTCTGGATCAGATTTTCTTAAAGATTCATTAGTGCATACTCTATCTTTCCAGATGTCTGCATCATATAAAACCAATCCATCATCATCAACATGTGTTTCTGTTTCATCCCATATTTTATTAGTTAGGGCAAAATTAGTAAGTCTTTGTTTTTCCTCTTCGGTTAAAAAATTTTCTAACTCTACAATATTATCTAAAGAGTTCCCAAAAAAACCAGAGGGCGTTATTGAGACAGGAGCTCTGCCCCCACCCATTACACCTTTATTTACAACTTCCACTTTACCTCCAATTTAATAATATAATATACATTATACTATATTATTGCTCTACAACCTTAAGTTTTATAGACTTAGTTTCATGATTACCGATCTGATTACCTTTGTGATCTATGCCGTCTCTATAAAAGTTACTCCAGTCAAACATTTTATTTATTTCTATAATTTTTTCAGTGTATTCATTCAATTCCATCATGCTTACTCTTTCACTCTCTGGTTGATTTTCTGGACTAAAAAGATGAACTTCTGAATTATTTAAATTGCTTAGAGAAATTGGAATTATAGAGCATATTGGATGTCCAGCTGGGATGGTTATTTTTTTATTAGCAGAAGTAATCATCCAAGCTACTGGAAGATCTGCTTTAAAAAAAGAGGTACTAATTAAGGTAGTAAAACATGATGCGCCATCTATAAAAAAATTTGGAGCTGGCATAGTCAATAATGTTACGTTTTCATCAGTTCTAAATTTAATTCCAGTATTAAAACTTATTGTAGCATTTGCTCTTCCAGAATAAGCATATTTATTTCCTGAGAGTATTTTAACATGATTTGGAGAATAATCGCTTACTCCATCCCATATAAAAGATATGTCTTCTGGAAAACTTAAATACCATCCTAGAGTGTTTGTTAAAGTTACTGGAAAACAATGATAAGCATGACGCCTCCATGTTTCGTCCATCCAATCTCTTTTAACTGGAAGAGGATTTATTTTAGCAAAGCCATTTTTAGTACGATATGCCTTTATGACTTCCACTAGCGTCGCTTTCTCTAGGAACTTGAGAATTAGTTCTTTTCATTCTCAATAGATCAAAATCTGGGTTGTGAGTGTTATCATTATAATCTAACATTGTAACTATAGAATATTTAATTCCAGATTTCACTGGCATTGCCCTGTGGGAAAATAAATATGTTGATGGAAATATAACAATATCTCCCGCTTCTGGCTTTATTGTTAATTTTAATTTAGGAAAATAAAGCTCTCCACCTTCGTAATCGTCGTTTGGATAAGAAACCAAGGATACCGTAGCTATATATGAAAATCCATGATCAGAATGTTCCTGAAAGTGCTGATTTTTTCCATATTTAACAAAATTCATGGCTTCCCAGTATTGCATGTCAATGTTGTAAGTTTTGCAATAATCTTTTACTGCTGCAATTTGCATATCATATGAATACTGCCAAATTTTATTTAATTCCGTTATACTTTCTGGAGCTCCAAAATAATCTCTTTTTTGTATTTTAAAATCTAAGCAATCTCTATATGAGGGTACTTTTTGAGCATACCCTACAAGAGCCTCTGCCCATTGATATTCAGATGGATATTTTTCTAAAAAATTTTCAACACGATCTATAATATCTTTCTGTATTTGATTTTTGTAAACCCAAACACCAGGAAAAATTTCATTTTTTACAATTAATGCGGTCACTAAATTCCGATCTTTATTCTGTAAAAGAAGTTCCATCCCATGTCATACCAATTTTTAAATCTGCATATGCCATTTCTGTAACATCTACTACAGAAATTCCATCAACTTCTGCAGCTTTGTATAAATTTGCTCTTGAAACAGTGTGTGTCTTAATGATGCCTTTTACAACATTATTATTTATTAAAGCAAAATAATTTTTTGACGTAGTATGCTTTCTTAAATCTTCTGTTGACTCAAAAGAAGTTCCGTTCCAAACAGAATTTAATTTTACTGTTTTATCTTCAGTTACGTCTTTTACAAAAAAACTAGAAGAAAACAATTGTGTATATCTTTCTAGTCTCTCTTCTCCATCACGAAGGTCTTCTAGATCTAGAAAATCAATTATTTTGTTTGAAGACAATAATGCCCATACTTTTTTCATTTTTTTCTCCTTATAATAATTTTATCAAAAATTATTTCTACAGTCAAGATACTAGTACCCTCTTGGATCCCATTGACCGCCAAATCCTGGTGGGCTAAAGAACCCTGGTGGGAAGAACGGTGGGCTAAAGAACCCTGGTGGGAAGAACGGTGGGCTAAAGAACCCTGGTGGGAAGAACGGTGGGCTAAAGAACCCTGGTGGGAAGAACGGT